AGGTGTGATCCAACAAACGTGCCGTTCTCTTATTCTTACACAAATTAACGTTAATACTGTGTTCGTGGTATTTCGTTTCCCAATTAGATAAACCGTACTTGTCACGCTTACGGTAAATCTCCACCACAAAAATAGCTTCCTGCTCGCCACCGTACCTGCCCGCATACAACCCAGCGGGGCGACCTGGTTCACCCGAACCGCGCCCAGCTTGATGCACCAACCCGACAGGGACACGCTGCTTCTTAGCCCAACGTTTAACATTCTGAGCTTTTGTAGTCACACCAGTAGCGTCAGCGTCACCACCAGGTAACAACTCTAGGTAGTCGATCATCACGAAAGCAGGATCTCTACCCCACCATGCTCTAGCCTCATCCATAGCTGTCGCCATGTCCTCCAACCTTAACGACTCGTCAATGATAGCGACACGGGAAAGTTCGTTAGCTCCCGCCTGTTCCAAATCTGCTAACAGATCCTTGTCGCCTTCTTTGATGCCTTCCTCAACAGACGCAGATGACCTGCCACGTAGCAGACAGTAAAGTTTCATCGTGACCAGTTCCCTAGGTTCATCCATTGAGAAGATGACTACGTGAGCGTCTGGTTGGTTGACTAGGTTCCACACGATACTGTTCAACAGCATTTGCGATTTGCCTGTGTGTGATCTACCTACGACCATCATCACTTCGCCACGCCCGACACCGCGGGTAGCTAAATCTATTTCACTGAGTCCCAAATACCAGCGTTCTGTCGGGTTTGAAACAAAACCTATCAGGTTGTCTACAACCGAGGAGGTTAAAACAAACGAGGTGGGTTTCTCTCCGCCTGGTGCGGGTGGGTGTACTTCGGAAGGAGCTTCGCCTGCAACAGTTTGTTGCGCTGCTGCGAGGCGACGACTCACTTCTTCGGGGGTTTGTATTTCCATAGGTTATAGGCGTGCGCGTATCTGCTTACCTATTTTTCCTAGTTCTTCACTGTCTTTACCAGTGAAAGGACACACAAAATGGTCAGGTACTTGTGAACTGCCATCTTGGTTAGACAACCATAGTGCTTTGTTGTTGTCTTTCTTGTGTTTATAGTCGGGTCCTTTAAGGTTGTTGAACGTGCCGTCTAGTTTCTTCTCCCAGTTGGGGTTCCACCAGTCACCTTTGTTGTTCATCAAGTCATCCCAGTATGACGCTTTGTCGCTACCACTGGCGGGACTATTCCCCTTGGCAGGTTTCGCCACGGAATCACTCGTGTTGTTTGAGGGAACACTTTTGGAAAGCCTTCGCACTCCTTGTTCTGTCACCTCATATCCGACTCCCAAAGCCTCATAGTTAGCCATGTCGAGAGTGGTTCCCCATTCTTCGATCTGTTTAACTATTTCTTCTTGGGTTGCGCCTTCAGCTACCGTGATGGTCACTGAACATGACGCTTCAGCAGGCTCATAATCGCCTGTTTGTATTACTTGTCTACGGAAAACCGTAAACGAATTGCCTTCTGGCATAATAGTTTCTCCTAACTATAGTTGCTTGAACGGGTCTGGACCCGCAAACCTACCACGACATGTTGACCATGCGCCACACCACTTTGGTGAACAGTGCCAACCACTCATTTGGAGAGGCCACACTGGTAGGTCTGCTGTGATTAGTGTCCCCGCTGACCGAGCAAGAGCAACCAAACTAGCCCAGTCTGCGGGTCCACATTCGACAACGTTGCGATGAACTTTGCCTTTCACAAGATGAACGAACTCGAACTCCATCGGTTCGTTGATGCCACCGTCAATCATTGAGGCGACAGCGAACGTGTAAGCGGCAGCTTGAAGTGACCACCGTTTCTTCTCCCAGTCGTCAGATGGTTTACGACCAGGGTTTTTCCAATCGACTATGGGTGCGGGGTGGTGTTGCAGTAAATCTATCGTGCCGTGTAACCATATTTCAGGTTTGTGATCCACCACTAAAGGTATTTCAAATTTGTGTTCAACAGCTTGAGGGTTCAAATCGGGGCGCACCTCATCCCACCACACGGCAGAGTTCAACTCGATTATCTCCACACATTCTTCTTCGTTCTTGTGATTCCATCTCATAATCTCATGGGCGTTAGTGTTCCAATATGACAATGAGTCAGCTATCGTCTGATCCCGACTGGTGTGTTCACCCGTGTCGATGAAAGTCTGTAAACACACTTCGATGCCGTGATGCACAGCGCTACCTATCATCGTTGAGGTGGACTCGGTGGATTTAGAGATGCCCAGCATGTCCTGTCTCGCACGTTCAGGACACATAGCTAAACTACCCAGCCATGACTGTCTGAGGATGATCCTGTCATCTTCTAACCACACTGATTTTTGTACCATGTGTTACACCTTAACATATATTCTTGACATGTAAACTATTTCCCCACTAGGCTAGTACTAGGCTAGGCTAGGCAAGCACAAGTATTGACTACAACCGAGCATACCAAGTGCTAGTACTAGGCTAGGCTAGGGGACAGTTGCTTTCTGACAGCTCCTAAAATTATTCTCGCTCCTAGTACGGGAACTGCCATTCCGATCTGTTTTCTCACAGATTCCTTACCGCCCATAAAGTTGAATGAGTCGGGGAAAGTCTGAAACCTGGCGCGTTCACGGTTGGTTAAAGCTCTGTTCTCCCAATGGTATCCGTGACCTCCTCCACCCGAAGCTGCCAGCACCGTGTAAGCGGGTTCAGCGGGGTTTGTTTTTCTATAACATGTAGAGATTTGCAATTTGTTTACCATGCGTAGATGCTCAGGTAAATCTGCTTGCCAAACATTCTCACCAGGTTTTATGTAAGATAACCTTTCGACAACTTTCGGAGGGTGCTTTGTTTTCTCATTGTTTGTAGCCCACTCAGGGATATCTGAGAGAGCTTCACGAGCTGTGACTATCCGACCAGAGGGTTCAGGTACTTCAAACTTCAAACCGAGATCGTTACGAAACCCTACTATCACATATCTGTGACGTTTCTGAGGTACACCGTATTCCTCAAACTTGTATTTGTGGACACTCAACTCGTAACCGTAATCACCTGCAGCTGCAAGAGCATCAGTTATTATTTCCAAAGCTCCATTAGTGGTGATACCCGACACGTTTTCAGCTACAAAAAACTTTGGTGAACGCAAATTAAGATACTCCACACCGTAAGAATACAAACCGCCAAAAGAACCCTCTAAACCTTTACTCTTGCCAGCAATCGAAAAGTCGTTACAAGGAAACCCGTACATGAAACCATCCACATAAGGTAATCGTTCAATGTCAAATTCTTTTATGTCAGCACACAAAACGTTAGGTGACACGTTCAGATAAAAAGAATTAACAGCATCAAACTCGTAGTCGATAGCAAACTTGTGATCGAAACCTGCTTGTTTAGCGCCAAGAGCCATGCCACCAGCGCCACAAAAAAACTCTCCAACAGTAAACATTATTCTGTTTCTTTTTCGCCTTGTATGACCTTAAAGTTTCTTTCCACATCAGGTTGCTCGGTTTCTTTCTGCACTCTCTGATATTGCGGTGAGATCAGTTCAGCTAACTCTGATAAAAAATATTCGTAAGCTGTTTGTTGGTTGTAAACAAAATCCCCGATCCTGGTTAACGCTTCCTGGATGGTGAGATAGTTGATGCCTACAACGTCAGCTAATGTTTGCTCAGGAAGGATAACTATTTCCTCTAAGCGTTGTAGTCGTTCCTCGATGGTTTGTTCTTCTGACATGTTCTTCCTTTCGGTTAGTGGTGAGAACAGGAGGGGCTAAAGAAAGGAAGTTAACCTAGCCCCCCCTGTCCTCGACAAGAGGAGGGTTTCTTGTTGTGTATAAAAGTAGTTGACTGAGACCAGTCCGTCAAGTCATTAGTTCTTTTAAGAGAGACTCACATTCTTTTACAGTATTTTCCAATTCAAGTATCTCTAAACTGGTAAGAGTATCCAACTCATCCTCATCGTCTAATGTTTCCAAAGAACTATCACGTAGCCATTCAAGCTCCCCAAGAAACAAGCCATAGTCATGTTCAATTTGTTTCAGGAAAGATAGGTTTGGATTAGCAGAAAATTCTTTAGCAAGCCTGTGCTGCACCTCGCTATCCAACTCGACCTCATCTAATTTTAATTTTTCTAACAGCACAGGTAAATGTAAATGATCCCGAAATACACAGTCACATTTTCTTGGACAGTTTTCCGTTGGGAAAGGTACTTCCCACATCCATCTGCCATACTCCGCACTTTCAAACCACTCCACATTTTTGGCATTAGATGTTATTATTTCAACAGCTAATTTTATTGTTTGTTCTTTCAATTTCTTCCTTTCATAAAATGCTATTTGCACCTACGAATATATTATAACACACCTTGTCAAGTCGTGATTGTGCAAACACCCTCTAAACCGACCAAATCAAATTGTAAAACCGCAGGTCAGAGACTTTTTTTATTTTTTTTTACTCTGATCCCCATGAGCTGTACGAAACACGGTGATTGATAGCACGTTTACGTTCAGGTTGTTTAGCTTCCTCGTCACGTTGCCTCAAATATTCTTCGCGGGTGATTGAAGTGTGTTCACCCGATGGTGTTATACCCATCATCTTTTCCTTTCTATTATTTGTTTACCTATCATTGCTTCCTTTCTACTGTCACGATGGTGTCGTTATGCCAACCACCATGAGGTACAAGAAGAATCTCCTCTATCTCAAAACCATTAGTCTTACCCATCCCACCAGAGTTCCACCCACAAGAGATAACCACACCATTCTTCTTAACGATGCGACCTATCTCTTTCTTCAGATCACCCCAAAAGGATGCCTGTGTATCTTTCATAGTCACAGTTCTGCCAACATTCTGATAACATTCAGAAACTTGACGGGGACTATATGGTGGATCAAACAATACACAATGTATGTCATCATCTTTCCAACGCTGCAAAAAATCCAACGCATCTTCATGGTAATCAGCTTCAAACTCAGGGTTCAAATCGTTTGTATGCGAACAATCCCATTTGAACACGCTGTTACGCACAAAAGGATCAAGTATATAACCACCATAAATAGGAGGTGACTTAATGTAACGCTCAATCAACTCCCGTATAGGTTTGATCGTAAATGTTTCCGAATTGGGCATCGCCCACTTTCTGCTAATTATCATTCGTCTTTAGATTCCCAGTCGCGTGTCAACGCGCTCACATACTCGACAGCTCTGTCATAATCCTGGAACAGTTCACGGATACGCCCATCCTGGACAACCACCCACCTGCTCGTAGACAGACCAGCACCCATCGGAATGATCCTGCGTTGTATCTTCAAATCAGTTCTCATACTGACACCTCAACAGTTGAGGGTAGAGACTTGCCGCACCCCCATACGATCAAGCCTCCACCCATCAACATCCTGTCACCCCACCAACGGTGAAGTGAGAGACTGTATAGCGATACGTTTACCATCAGCATAAGTATGCACCCTTATCTTGATACCTCTACGCTTACCTGCTTGGTAAGCTGAAGATCTGAAAGAGTCTACCTTAGTATTAAAATCCACTCCTTGTGATAACACTCTAGGCACACCGTCAAACCACGACTCCCAGTCGTAGCTCTCTGTTCGTTGTACTGATTTGGGAAACTCGGTTAATATCTCTGCCATTAACCTCTCCTTTCTGTTACTGCGAGACCGCTCTGATCCCAACACTTTTTAGATGGACTCCAATGTTTCCACCCATTAGATCCACTATCATAAAACAATTTAGCTGCTGTTGCCACGTTCGCTTCCAAATCAAACGGACTGAAAGCTCCCATGTTTGCAGCTTCTGACCTAAAAGACCAGTAGCGCGCTAAAATTTGGAAAGCACCCACAGCTAAAGCATCAGACACAGCGTCATTGTGCGTGTCATCAGGCATCGCACTACTCTCACAAAAAGCAACCCTCAACGCCCACTCAGAGTGGTCATCAAGCCAATAGATATCAACCAACTCTCTTAAAGTTTTCTTATCCTGGTGGAATCCAGTAGGCAGATCAGGATGCCAGTCAGCTAACACCGCCTCAGCACCACCCAAATACTTTACGTGAGCTTTACGTGTACGTGGACCATAAATACCATCAACCTGCTGCATCCCTAAAAACTCTTGCAGTTCGACTACATCAGAGCCACGTTTATACATCCCAAATGGATAGTTATACATCAACGTTGGTGCTACCGTAGAGGCAACCCACAGCTTGTCCAACACAGTAGTCGTAGTTGTCGTGGTCGTTGTTGTAGTCAACACAGGTGGCGATGGTCGCTGCGCCTCATGCAAAGGCACGTTCGGATACCACGCCACCAGGATGCAACACACCCCAGCTATGAGCAGCTTCATTCAAAATCCTCAGGCATCGGATCACGCTCTTGCCTAATAGCACGAAGTTTGTAAAATTCCTCCAAGATACGATCCAGCTCTTGTAAATCTTCCAAATATTCTTTCATCCTACTCATCTTCATCCCCTATAAACTCAACACTAATGCTACGAACACGCTTCCATCCGAACTCATCGGTGTGAAACTCTACATAAACAGGGTAGCTACCATCACCGAAAGCAGTCCGTGTAACCACGCCCAGTCCATCAATAGCCTCGCTAAACAATTCGTCTATTGTGGGTTCAACAACCTCAGCGTAATCGTAGCTGTCGTTCTTAATGTAACACGGATCAACGATCATAATAGTTCCCGAATCAACCGAAACTTCCCCGATCTTAACCCTGTGACCAAACTTTATATCCACTAATTTTCCTTTCTAATACGAATACTTGTAAGGGTACAAACAACGATGACAAACAGGTTTACTCTCCCCATCCTCATCCTCTTTGTACATTACCCCATCGAAATGTTTAGACGGATTGTACTGACGGTCACAAAACCCGCACACTTTAAGACCGTACATCTTACGAAACGTGTCCAGGTTCTCAGGATGATCCTTGTTTAAAGGCAGATACTTAATATCATCTTCAAGCATCACTCCCCTCCTTTCTAAATTTGCGAATGAACTCAATGATGAGCGCCACCTCTAATATGATTATCATTATGGATGCTTCAGTAGGCATTAGCCCTCTCTTTCTTTCATATCCTTTACAGCATCTTTAATCTGTTCTATCAGATCCAGGGCTACATCCTCCTCCATGAACACACACATGAACTCAGGATCTCCGACCTTCAACACCATGCAACTATTCGATATGGCACGAACCCTTAGCTGCCCCTTTGAGTCATGCAGTTTGTGTTCTGTCGTGACACGTGGGTTTATATTTCTCTCCCAATAAAAATTGTCACTCATTATTCTTCCTCTCCTTTATCGGGGCTGCCCAAAATATAAATAGAGTTCTGAGTTTCAACAGCACCGTTCTCGGTTAACAAACCAGCAACTATAGGACTGGTTCTAATACTATCCCAAAGTTGACGTTTCTCATTAATGTAAGACCAGCCGACTATCCGACCATCCGATAACAAAATCCAACCATCAATAAACCCCTTGAAAGGTTTGTTTGTATCCAAATCAACCATCAGCTTTCCTCCATTCTTGATTCTTCCAAATGAACACTCAACAAATAATCAGCTCTAGCCTCCTGGTTCTCGTCAACACAAGGCTCATCAGCATGATAAACAGACACACAACACCACGCGCACTCAACATTATGAGCCTCACCAGTCTCAAGATCGTAGTCTGTCCCTATAAAATGGTGCTTAGGCATCGCCACACCTCCTAGCTACCTCATTCATCTCACGCTCAAACCGATCTTCAAGAGCCGACTGCAGCCTAGCAAGCTCCTCTTTCAGACCAGCTAAAGCTTCCTCCATCTCATCCAACACATCGTCAAAAGTCTTAACCTTTTTAATAGGCATCGGGATGATCGGTCTAACCTCATCGGGTAACGGTGGTAATTTATAACCCATTAGTTCACCTCCTCAAATTCCACAGCAAGCAGTTGTTCAAAATCTTCAACCGCCTCCACAATGTCCGCCCCTAAAGTCGGATCAAAGTCATCTTTAATTATTACTGTTATTGTTCTGCTCATCTATCTTCCTTTCTACTTGAAATCTTTGAAAATGTCAGCAAGAATATCCAACTCATCGTTAGACATCTCATCCACTCTTTTAACTGCACTCTCTGTAACTTGATCCCACGCTATTGTGAAATCATTTTCTTTATCTTGCATATCTTCCTTTCTGTTATTGTTGTAGCCTCCATGACCACACTCTTATATTACACCCTTATTTGTTTTTGTCAACTCTTTCATAACATTTTTTACAAGAACCAACAGGATCACCGTCTAAAGTCTCCATACCAGCTACTGCAGTACCCATCTCACTCATACGCAACCCACTACTACCACAATCTAAACAAAACCAAACAGCTTCCCACTCTCTACGCTTATGACGTAAAGCTGTTCTCAGATCATCTAACTGTTCTCTATTCACAACAACCTTCTTTCCAGCTCAGAAATTCTACGCTCCGCATCCATCAATGCCTTAAACAAAACCAAAAACGACTTACACGCGCTGGTCTCAAAATCGTCATCACTATTAGGCTCTAACCATTCTAAAAACTCAGGCAGCGCTGGCACATTCTCAGCATATTTGAAGCTTCTTTTCATCATCTCCACCGTGTAATCATTAAACATTTTTATCCTCCTATACTCTATAAAGGGTAACTAACTTCCTAAAACGGAAAAATTATTTACTATTTTTTCTAAACGGTATTGGTTTATCATGGAACTTCGACACGATCCCCAACTCATCACGCAAGCTGTCAACCCTGGTATTCCTACGCTCCCACCTCAAGACCAGTAAGTAGCATAGAAACAACCATATAAAAAACGCTAGCTCTAAACTCATCCGTATGCTCCTAACTTGTTACGCAAATTACTGAGAACCTCTAAAGTTTTATGAGAATAACCATCCCATTGATCTTGGATCATGTCATCTATATGTACTTCCATACAGGCGAGAGAATCTACTAACAGCTCCCATTGTCTAGTGGTCAGCTTCACATTCTTAATAGTTTTAGACATCTATCTAACCTCCTCAAGCTGTTCAGAATTGCACCAAATAGACTCACACAATCCTACATCAACAACATAAGCACCACTACCAAAACCAGAGGCGCCTCCACTGTCATATCTTACAATAATACCAGGCATATTACGGTATAAGCCAGGTCGGTTAAACCATCCACTTATTACTCTAACCTTAGTACCGCGTTTTAATTTATTCATTATCAAACCTCCAAACTTTCATAATAAGCGTCCAGGTCCACATTAAACCTATCTGCAAACTCACGACCACACCCCCAGCTTCACACCCAAACTACTCATAGCCTCCAATGATCCAGAATCATATTCTTCCCAATCACCCTCATCGACTCTATCCTCTATCATTATCTTCCATTGATGAACAGCTTCACATAACAACACAAATTCCTCATCGGATAACTCCATAGTATGAACAATAGTAGACATATTTCCTTCCTTTCTATTTAGTTTATTTTCTTAAAAGACCAGACTACGCGAAAATCGGACAGTCATAAAACAGCTCCGCGAAATCATCACGCAACCACTTAACCCATTCTAAATGCGACACGTCACGACTAGCACCATCAAACCAATCTAAAAACCAGTACTCAACACGATTATCGTAGAATCGTAATTCATCACTAGGTCCACCCCAGGATAGTTGATATCTTAAATATCCCTCATCTTGATCGTCAAACGTAAACGGCTCGACAAAATCAACACACAACCCATAATTGCCGAACCCCTCAATAGCTTCTTCTCTAATGTCATCATCATCACTAGATATACCATTCATAAACCATAGAAAATGCTCAGCTCGACTCTCTAAATGTCTTTCTATTATTTCTTCGCATGTAATCATTTTATTTCTTCCCTTCTATTCATCACATTAAATTTTAATGTAAACCTTAGTATTAGTTCTATTATTACAGCTCGAACTACAAACAACAACCATCTCGCTAGCGTGCGTTACCTTTTCACCTGTAGCCCTCACATAAAAATAATCTCTAGTTGGATTATCTACAGGATTATAAGACACTTGAACATACTCAGAACTATTAGCGAACAAATCAAAACTAGCACTACCTCTACTAATCAAATCACCAACAGCATACGCCACTATCTCCCGATGAGCGCCATTAAAGGCGATTTTCCGATGTCCTCCCGCTTGCACCTTAAATTCCACATTCTCAAAATATAAAACACTATCGAAAACATGCTCGACAGGCTCTTTAATTCCCTTAGTTCTATTCTTAAGAGAGCCACACTTTTTGTTTAAATTACCGTGTATTGAATACCTCATAATACTTCCTTTTGTAGTCAATAAATAGATTATATAGTCAACAACAAAATAAAAGCAAGTAATAAACAATTAAAATTATGTAACAATCGTAACAAAACTGTAATTTTTTTTTCAGTCCAGTACCCTCAAGAGCTACCGTTTTTCTAGTGCGGCTGCGCGCACACACGCAAGCGCGACACAACAAAACAAAAAGGTATTAAGCAGCTTAGAGCGGTTCGCTCGCACGCGTAACGCGCCCGCGCAAGGCAAGCCCCCCACCCACGCGCCCCCGCCCCCATGTATATATAATATATGTATAGATATGGAGGGACAGTACGGGGTTTTTTGGGGTTTTGGGGTGTTTGGGCGCAAATAAGTTTCGGGGCTTATTTCAGGGGTCGCCTTTGGGTTCGGAGGACTATCTTTCTGGGTTGTAGTCAATCAAGTTTTTGCTTGCCTAGCCTAGCCTAGCCTAGCCTAGCCTAGCCCCTACCCCTTTAATAGTTCTTTGTGTCCCGCGTTTTTTAAGCCTTTTTTCGGATTGTAACATGATTGTAACATTACTGTAACGTGTTTGTAATGTTTGTAACATAACTGTAACATTTGGGACATGAGGGTTTTATTCTTGGAGACTACAAGTTTTGGAGATGTGATGGCTCAGAATGGTGGCGGTAGGGGTTGGAAAACTGACCCTGAGACTGGGCAACAGGTGATGCCTGCGAAGTGGGCGAAGCTGTTGGATTGGTTATTGCAGGGACCCGACAGGGTTCCTAAGTTGCAGTATGAGTGGGCTGCTGAGAATAAGATTGCTGCTGATTCTATTCGTCGTATTAAGCGTGATCCTCGTTTTGCTAAGGAGTGGGATCGTCGTGCCGCGGAGTTGAATATTCATCCTGAGAGAACGCAGTCTGTGATTGATGCTTTGCACGCTCAGGCTGTTGGTGGGAGTGTTCAAGCTGCGTCTTTGTATTTGCAGTATATTGAGAAGTTCACGCCGAAGCGTAAGGTTTTGGTTGATGATGACCGTGATGTTGGCGGGTTGTCTGACGCTGAGTTGGCTGACGAGTTGGAAGCTCAGGTTCTTCATTTGAGAGTTGTTGATGGGGAAGGTTGACTATGAGCGTGAGGAATCGTTGGGGGAACGTCCTGAATTTGTTTATGATGGTTCCTTTTCATCTGAGGAATACGATTTGTTCGACGACGACGAGGAACTCGTTTGCGGTTTGGAGAACCCTGAGGTCTGCGAATCTTGCCAATGAGACCGCCGTCAGGGAAAGATTGGATAATCCTGATGATAATGGGGGTGGTTGGCGCGTCTACAGTGTATCTGGTGGGGGCGTTAGCGCGGACTGTACAATCTTGGTTCCAGTAGATGAAAACTTGGATTGACCAGGATCTTTGCACGGGGGATGGTTTATGTGAGGAGATTTGCCCTTCTATTTTTTATGGACATCAAGATGGGCTTTTTTATGTTAAGGAAGCAGGTTCTGAGACACCTAAGGAACCTACGCACAGGATGGGCGAGTCGGTTGAAGTTCCCGCTGATTTAGTTGAGGCTGTTATTGAAGCTGCTGAGGAATGTCCTGGTGAGTGCATTTTTGTGGAGGTTTAGTGAATAAGACTCTTAAGTTGATTACAGCGATTACGGGTTTGTTAGTGGCTATTGGCACGCTTGTGGGTGCGATTACTGTTACACTGGGTAAGGATAAGAAAGATGGTGGCAGTTATTCGTATACTACAATTATTTTGGATTCGCCAGAAAAATATGAAGAATTTTTGATGAACCACCCAGGATAATATTTAAAATGAAATTTGCTTATGCTGATCCCCCGTATCCAGGGTGCGCTCATTTGTATCCAGAAAAAAAAGAAGTAGATCATAAAGTTTTAATCTCACAATTATGTGACGAATTTCCTGATGGGTGGGCTTTATCTACTTCCAGTCCAGCTTTACAACAAGTGTTAGCTTTATGTCCTGAAGATGTCAGAGTTATGGCGTGGGTAAAACCTTTTTGTTCTTTCAAACCAAATGTTAACCCTGCTTACGCTTGGGAACCTGTGCTGGTGCGTGGTGGTCGTAGAAGAACAAGAGAGCAATTAACTATCAGAGATTGGGTTTCAGAAAACATTACTCTTAAAAAAGGTTTAACAGGAGCAAAACCTGTTGGGTTTTGTTTATGGTTGTTAGATGTTCTGAATGTTGAAATAGGTGATGAACTTGTAGATTTGTTTCCTGGTACAGGAATTGTTACTGAAGAATTTAACAAACGTATGAATGGTGAAAATAATGTCTCGTCTTACTGAGTTGCAGCAGGAAGCTGAGTGGCGGCGTTGCGCTAGTGACGAAAAGTATTTCATGGAAAACTATTGGCATATAGCCCATCCCGCTCATGGGCGTATCCCTTTCAAGTTGCGTTCAGCTCAGTCTACAGCTATCGACCATTGGGGTGACCACAGGTATTCTTTGACTTTGAAAGCTAGACAGATCGGATGGACCACACTGGTCGCTGCTCACCAGTTTTGGTTAGCATATTTTCATCCCGATCAGAACATTATTGATCTTTCACGCACGGAGCGTGAGTCTGTTTTATTGTTAAGGAAATCTAAATATGGTTTACAGCATTTACCTGAGTGGATGGTCGCGAAGGGTCCTGAGTCGCTTGTCGAGCATCAGCAGAAAATGGGGTTTGATAACGGGTCGCAAATTACTTCAATGCCTTCAGCATCCGATCCTGCAAGAGGTGAGTCAGCTTCGCTGGTTGTGGTTGACGAATGGGCGTTCCTTCCGAATCCTGAGGAAGCGTGGGCTTCTATAGAACCTGTCGCTGATGTTGGCGGTAGGATCATCGGTTTGTCTACTGCTAATGGTTCTGGTAACTTTTTTCACGAACTGTGGGTTGGTTCTCAAACTGGTAACAACAAGTTCGCTCCAATGTTTTTCCCTTGGTCAGCTACCGAGGACAGGGATGAATCGTGGTATCAGTCTAAGCAGGATTCTATGTTGTCTTGGCAGTTGGCTCAAGAGTACCCGACTACGCCTGAAGAAGCGTTCATCAAATCGGGTAACCCTGTGTTTGATTTAGACAAGTTGGAAGCTATGTCAACTGTAGTCGAACCTGGTGTTATGGGTTACATGAGGGAGACTGCTAAACGGGTAGTGGAGTTCAGAGAAGATGCTCACAGTTTGGCGTAGACCTGTCAGTAACCAGATTTATGTTCTGGGTGTTGACACGGCTGAAGGTTTAGCTCACGGCGATTATTCGTGTATTCAGGTGTTGGATGTGCGTTCAGGTGAGCAGGCTGCTTGCTGGCATGGGCATATCCCGCCTGATAATCTCGCTGAGGAAGTGTTCATGTTGGGTTTGTGGTATAACGACGCTTTGTGTTGCGTGGAGTCTAACAATCATGGTTTGACTACTATCGTGCAGTTGCGTCATTTGGGGTACCCTAATTTGTTCAGGAAACGTTCTGTGAATAAGGTCACTAACAAGGTTTCTCAAGAGTTTGGTTGGAAAACAACTAGGACTACTAAACCTTTGTTGATTGACGATTTGTCTATGGCTCTTAGGAATGACGAGTTGAAGCTGTTTGACAGGAACACTATTAACGAGTTGAAAACTTATGTTCGTAATGAGCGTGGCACCATGTCGGGTTCTCCTTTCGATGACCGTGTGATGGCTTTAGCTTTGTCTAATCAGATGCGCCAGTATGCGTTCATGCCCGAATATGCTCCCGCTGCTGACGATTACTGGACTGTGGATTGGTTTAAGAACCTTGTTTTGTCCGAAAAAGAGTCTCCAAGTACCCGTATCGGGTCAAAAACTGTGCGTGGGACAGTATAACCGTATTATTTAGAGACTATAGGAACCTAGGAGGTTCAAATGGCAAGATTTGTTTCCCACACGAGTGCCAGCGAAAACGTTGATGGATCTGGTACTTCAGGTGGCAATAACAAAATGGAACGTGGTTCAAGCGTTGTAGCTAACCCTATTTGGGAGCCAGGTGGCGCTCAGGATTTCGCTCAACGTTTCGACAGCCCAGAGTACGCTCACATGACTGGCGGTTACGGTGAGACTGCTGTGCGTGAAACACCTATGAATCAGCATGGTGTGACTGGCAAGGTTGAACCTAATGTTGATCCGCAACCACGATTGCAGGGTTGGAACGCTGAAGGTTTCGGTCCTCGCCCTAGCTAGTGGCTGTTTTAGCGCCTGACGCTTCTTTCAAAGAGTTCGCAGAATACGTCGAAGCCCACAAGGGGCCTAAGACGGATGTTGAGCTTGAAGAATTATGGGAGTGGCGGCAAAAATTGTTGGGACTCAGGGTGATAACTGGGGCGGCTGCACGTTCCAGGCTACCTGAAGATGAACAGCATTTAACTTTACGTGAACGTGAAAACAAGTTGGTAGCTGAAGCGAAAGCTCAAGGCAGGAACATAGAGAAGGTCTGATGGCTCGGAAAACCCGTGCTGAACAACACAGCATAACTTTACAGAAAATAACGGCAGCGGCTCGTTGGCGTGACGAGATGGGTTATGACCAGTTGTGGCGACGCATGGTTGATTTGTACCGTGGGAAACACTGGCCTCGCACAACAGTCAGCAACGAGGATTTGATCGCAGTCAATTTGGCTTTCTCAACTGTTAATGTTATAGCTCCCGCTGTTTCAGTTAACCACCCTAAAATAGTTGTCACTCCTAACAAACCTGAAGATGAGGACAGAGCGGCTTTCGTTGAAGCTGTAGTTAATCATCTGTGGAGGCATCACGATTTCCGTAAGCCTTTCCGTCGTTCTGTTAAAGATTTTCTTATTTTCGGTCACGGTTGGTTGAAAGTAGGTTGGAATTTCGTTGAACAGGAACGCACCCTCAGCGACAGTGAACGTGATGAACTGTTCATAGATGCTGTCGGTGAGACAGATTTGTTCGCTATGGAAAACCCTGAAATGGCAGGCGATTTGCCTACAGATGAGCAGATGGCTGCTAACATTCCCGACACTGCGATGATGGTCGTTGAAGATCAGCCTTTCATTGAAAGAGTGTCGCCTTACGACATTTACATTGACCCTGAAGCTACATGTTTAGAGGATGCTCAGTGGATTTGTCAGCGTATAGTTCGACCTTTGGAGGAAGCTAAGAAAGATAAACGTTACAAGGCTTCTGCACGCAAAAACCTTGGTGCCGATTCTGTTTTGAACCCTATGTTCACCCCCACTGACAGGGAGCAGCAAGACCAGTATTTGCAGGACATCGTAGACAGGACAGTCATTTTCGAGTTTTACGACATTGTTAACAACAAGATGAGTGTTCTCGCTCAGAACGGTCAGGAGTTTTTAGTTGATCCGATACCTATGCCTTATGCTTATGGGCAGCCTTTCGTCATGTTACGCAACTACGATGTACCCGATTACTTCTATCCGATGGGCGATTTGGAAGCTATCGAATCTCTCCAAGAGGAATTAGATAAGACACGCTCCCAGTTGGTTAACGCACGTAAACGTTACGCCCGTAAATATTTGTTCCATGAAAGGTCTTTCGGTCCTGAAGGTCGAGAGGCTTTAGAAGCTGACGAAGATGGCAGGCTTGTACCTGTCGTGGATGAAAACAAGTCGTTGAACGAGGTTGTAGTCCCTATGCCTCAAACACCTTTGTCGCCAGAGATTTACAACTATTCTGCTATCATTGAACAAGACATCAATACTGTTTCAGGCGTGTCAGAATACGCACGCGGTTCAATGCCAGAGATTCGTCGCACAGCTACAGAAGCGTCTATTATTGCTGATGCTCAGAACGCTCGTGCGGCTGACAAACTAGCGATCATTGAGATCGGGATAGGTCACTTAGCGCGTCGTGTCATCCAGTTGATGCAACAATTTATGACAGGTCAACAAATGGCTCAGGTCGCTGACCGTGGAGGTCAGAACCTTTTTGTTCCGTTTGAACGTGACGACATTATAGGCGAGTACGACTTTTCTGTTGAAGGCGGTTCAACTCAGCCGATGAATGAAACTATCCGTAAACAGCAGGCAGTGTCGTTGATGAACGCTGTCGCCCCGCTGGTGGGTGTGGTCATAGACCCTGCTGCTTTAGCTAAATACGTGTTACAGACAGGTTTCGGGGTTAAAAACCCTGACAAGTTCTTAATACAACCAGGGCAACAAACACCTCAAGATTTGCAAGCGGCTCAAACCGAGTCGGGTGGGGTGCTTAACCCTTTCGGGGGGGCGCAAGCGCCCATCCCTGATAACCCAGATTTAGGCGCTTTTGCGCCAACAGGCGGCGTTCCCCCAGAGTTGTTAGCGCAACTCCAAGGTCAAATGGGAATGGATTTAGGCGCTTTGTAACAGTTTTCATGGGACAATAAATCCTGTGATTATAGGAGCAACCCTTTAGGACTCCAAAGGAGAAAACAGAATATGGAAGAAGATGTAACGGAATCCACTGAGGTGGACACTCCAGAATCTTCAGTTGAGGTTCAAGAGGAACCTGCTGGCGATACCTATGCCGTGAAAGTGGATGGGGAGGAGCAAGAGGTCACCCTTGATGAGCTTCGGGATGGATACCAGAGACAGTCGGATTACACCCGTAAAACGCAGGAACTGGCATCCGAACGTAAACGATTGCAACAGGCAGAAGCGATAGTTGCCGCACTGGAGTCAGATCCAGCAGGCACGCTAACAGCTTTAGGCGACGCTTTCGGGGTTGAGAATCAGCCAATACCAGACGGATCTTACGATTCGGACTATGAGGCAGAGGACCCAACCGCGCAGCGTTTAGCCCAGTTGGAAGCAAGGTTGGAAGCCCAAGATCGTTTACACAGACGTAATGAAATGGAAAAGCAAGTTGACAACTTAAAAGAGAGGTATGGCGACTTTGACGAGTCTGAACTTTACCAACACGCTTTGAGCAATCGGATAGGCAACCTGGAAGCTGCGTTAACACACATGCGGTACGGGGATGTTGCTGATAGGGCAGAGAAATTGGAAAAAGAGCAGGAACGCACTGAAGCTAAACGTGACGCAGGTGTTGTTGAACCGACGGGTTCTAAACAAACAGGTTCGTCTACAGACACCGCTCCTAAAAATGTTGGCTCGCTTCGTGAAGCTTACGCTGAAGCGAAACGGGAACTTGCAGATAGATAAACTATTAGTGAGGTAAAACAAAATGGCGGCAGGAAACGCTAACTTTGACGAGATTCTCTCAACCACACTGAAAAACTATATCCCTAAACTGACTGATAACATTTTCACGGCTAGACCACTGTTCTACGCTTTGACAAATGGTCAGACAATTAGGCGTGTTTCAGGTGGTGCGAAGATCGTCGTTCCTATTATTTATGGAACAAACTCAACCGCTGGTTCTTACTCAGGCACTGATACTATTTCCACAACTGCTCAGACTGGCATCACAGCCGCTGAGTACGACTGGAAACAGTACGCTGCTACAGTAACAATCAATGGTATAGAAGAAGCCAAAAACAATGGCGAAGCACAAATCATTGACCTTCTTGAAGGAAAAATTTTCCAAACTCAAGAAACAATTATTGAAAACATGAACACCATGTTCTTCGGTAACGCTACAGGCAATGGTGGCAAAGACTGGATGGGTCTAGCGGCTCTAGTCGGTCTTGGCAACGATGATGGTTCAGCAGCTTTGGCTGGTATCGACGCAACAGACTCAGATAACTCGTGGTGGAGATCACAAGTTACTAACGTCGGCGGCGCTCTAACCCAGGCAAACATGGCTACCACGTACAATAATTGTTCAGTTGGTAACGACCAGCCTACAATTATAATCACAGGACAAACCCAGTATGAAACATACGAGGGTCTCCTTGAAGGACAGATCAGGTACACCGACACCGACATGGCTGACGGTGGGTTCCAGAACCTTCTTTTCAAGGGATGTCCAGTAACATTTGATGGTACTCTCGCAGGTGAAGGCAAAATGTACATGCTTAACACCAAGTACCTTCAGCTAGTGGCCCACAGCGACGTATGGTTCAAACCAACCCCGTTTGTGCGCCCAACCAACCAAGATGCGGTATTCTCACAGCTACTGTGCTACGGCCAGTTGACCACGAGCAATCGCGCCCGTCAAGGCTACATGTACGGTATCACACCTGCATAATTGACGGCATAGGGGTAGTTTTCATAGGAGTTAACATGGGATACGAAAGACAGTATGCGTACAAGAAAGGGGCCAGACCTTACGGGGAACCGTCGGCTGACACCAATTTCAAAGATGCGTCACCACGACCACAAACCGTTGGAGCATCGCGCAGAGTTCATCGTGTAGCAGACACGTCTGTTGCCCCTGTTGCTCCTGTGAAAGCACCTACTAAAACAAAAAAGGTTAGGAAACTTTCAGAATCCGAGTAGGGGTTTAATTTGCAACTAAGCAGTATGCGAAGCTATGTCCGTGACATAGTGGACATAACAACAAACGATATTTCTGATTCGACGATGAACACGTTTATCCGCGAAGGGTACAACGCTATCGTCTACTCGGAGAAACGGTGGCCTTTCTACGAGGCTGCTGTTACTTTCGACACTGTTGGAAATCAGAAAGATTACCCGATTGCAGATGTAGCCACCAATCTTAGCATCACACACGATGGTGTTACTTTCTCAGGAGCTTCAGCGCCATCTAATGTTGGTTTGCGTGAAGTGGCTTCTTTGAAAACAGATGACCATATTTTAGAATTTATAGGCTACGACACGGGTGACATTATTTACCCATTAAACTCGAACACTTCAGGTGACCCTTGGTACTGGTCCATGTGGGCTTCAGGTTCCAGCGCCAGCGCAGGGGTAAGCAACCAGGTTATTCGTTTGTATCCAACTCCGAGCGGTGTTAAAACGATTTATTTGCGTGGTTACCGTAACCCTGTGGAGTTTGGTGGCAACACAGCGATTTATCGTACGGCTATAGCTGACGCTAACACACCTGATTTGCCTGATCCTTTCAGCAGTGTTCTCGCTTTGTACGCTATTTACAGATCGTATCAGCAGCAGGAAGATGCTCCGATGGGGCAACAGTATTACGCACAGTTTATTCAAGAGTTGGAGAACCTTCGGGCAAGGTTTGAGGACACTCCTGCTTCTCAGCCTGTTTTGTTGAACAGTGTTCGTGCGAGCAGGTGGATATCTCAAAGTTATATGCCTAGACGTTTGCGTTACTCATGGGAATCGTAAAGGATGGCTTTACAAGCACAGTTACCTCCCGCTAACACTCCTGAACCTTACCGTTACGACGAGAAGTCTGATTTCACGGGTGGTTTGAATCTTAGAGCTGACCAGTTTAATTTGGGTGAAACTGAATCTCCTTCCTTGTTGAACGTTTCTGTTGATCCTAGGGGTGGTGTTCGTCGCCGTAATGGTGTCACGAAAGTTAATGCTACGGAGCTGTCGAACGAGATTAACAGGTTGATGACTCATTACGAGTCGGGTCAGAATCAGATTCTCGCTACGACTATAGACACTGGGGCTGCTCAGTCACAGTTGTATTACAATGATGACGCTTCGGGTAATTTCACGGGTCCTGTGCAAATAGGTTCTGATAACCCGTTTTTTAACACAGTTCAACCTCCCACTGCTGTGACTTTCAACGGTTACACTTATATTAGTAACGGCGAGTTGATGCACAACGATTCTGGTGTGACTACAACTTCGGCTATGAAATGGGATGGTGCTACTGCTACAGCGATGATCCCTGATATTGACGGGTCGGATGGTCATTTTCCTTGCGCTCGTTATCTCGCTGCGTGGAATGAACACGTTTGGGTTGCTTACACTGAGGAAAGCGCAACTGAATACAAGAACCGTGTCAGGTTCTCTAAAGTGTCTGACGCTGAAAACTGGACTGCGACAGATTACATTGACATAGACGTTGGTGAAGATGGCGATTTTATTACCGCTATCATCCCAGATCAGAACCGTTTGCTGGTTTTTAAACAAAACTCTGTTTACGAAATTTTAGGTTTCAGCAGAGATAACTTCCAGGTGAGGAACGTTTCTCGTGTGGCGGGTAACCGTGACGGGTGTCAGCCTGTGGCTGCGACTATGGGTGTTTTCTTTTGGTACGGGGAAAAAGGCTTATACCTGATACAGAATGAAAACCTTGCGTACGTTTTTGAAAGACTGTACCCGTCGTTAACTTATGATGTGGGTCAACCTGCGTTAACGTTAGACAACCCGCCTTCTCTTATGTGGTTTAATGAGAAACTGTGGCTTTCTGTAGACTACCAATCTGACGATAATCTAAGCGGATCTAATCAGATAGATCGCAGAAACACTTTCGTTTGGGACCCGTCATTAGGTCCTTTAGGCGCATGGGTGAGATACGATATTAATGCACGGAGCTTGTTGGCATACCGCCCTAGTGGTAGCACACACTTTCCGATAGGTGTCACGTCTAATATTACGACTATTTCTGCTTTTACTCGTATAAGTAAACTTGATGACGAAACAGCAGATATAGACACTTATGACGCTTCTTTTAACGAAATAGAGTCTTTTTATCAGACAGGCTGGTTTGAGGGTAATCGCCCTACTTTTATTAAACGTTGGGGTAAACCAAGAAACATTGTTTTATCCGACAACAACACCGTAATAGTGATGTGTATTTACAAAGATTACAGTTTAGCAAGCTCAGATGCTTGTTATTCTAAGACTTTAACAGGTCCTGGCGCTGCTGCTACGTGGGTTAGTAATGATGGTTTAACAGGCGATGGCGTGTGGGACACGTCTGAATGGGCTGCTATAGGCACAGAGGACATATATGGGTTCGCTCGCTGGCCTACAGTTGGGACAGCGAAGGCTATTAGTTTGAGGTTTAGTGTTACTCCAACGCCTTCAACGAGAGGTAAATGGGGTATGACTTCCATCGTAGGCATGTATAGGACTAGGAGATTGCGTTAAATGGCGGCTTTAGCTGTAACAAACAACTTCACAGCAGGAACTTCTATCGTTGCTTCACAAATGAACACTAACTTTAGTGATGTTGTGACATGGGCGACAGGATCACCTAATTTGTCTACATCAGGTTCTACTACGACTGTGAGTGGTGCTTTGGCTGTTACTGAAGCTGCTACTTTTAGCACAACGTTAAGTGTCACTGGTTTGGCTACATTCTCTGATGACGTATACTTAGCAGGTTCCAACCAACGTCTTGTTTATGAAGGTTCTTCTGCTGACGCTCACGAAACTTTCATAGCGGCTACTAACGCCACTGCGGATCGTACAATAACGTTCCCTGATGCCACAGGAACTGTAGCCCTCACGTCAGATATCACTTCACCTACGTGGAATGACGCTAACAACATTCTTACTAACTCGGTTTTCAATTAAAGGAAAGGTAATATGGCAACATATTCAAAAGAACTGCTGTCAGGCAGCACACAAGGAAAGAACATTTCCGTAACAGGCACCGCAACAGGCGCTTCTGTTACAGTTCACACTGCTGTGTCAGGCACAACTGATCTCGACGAGATATGGTTGTACGCTTGCAACACATCAGCAACAGCTCGTGTTCTTACCATCGAATACGGTGGGACTACAGATCAGGATGATCTAGTGGAACTTGAAATCGCTGCTGACTCAGGTTGGGTGCTGGTATGCCCTGGTCTGCTTTTGCAAAATGGTCTTGTGGTTAAGGCTTTTGCGGCGGCTGCGGATGTTATCAACATCAACGGGTTTGTTAATAGAATAGATAAGTAGAGGTCTTATAGTGTTTCGACAAGATAGGACTAACCCTAGTACTGCGGTTTCTACGTGGAAGGGTCGTAAGGATCTGCCGAAGGCTAATCCGTCTACGGCTGTTTCTAATTGGTTGAATGGCGGTTTGGCTGGTGGCGGTGGTCCTATTACTGCTTTCGGTGGGGTTATTACTCAGTACACGGATTCTGGTACGACGTATCGTGTTCACGCTTTCAGGGGTACGGGTACGTTGACTGTTCATGCTGGTTCTGGCGATGCTACTTATATGATTATTGGTGGCGGTGGCTCAGGTGGCGCTAACAACGGGGCGTATGTCGGTGGCGGCGGTGGTGGTGCTGGTGAAGTTGCCACAGGCACAGCGGCAATAGCCGCTGGTTCTTACACTATTACTGTTGGTACAGGTGGGGTGGGAACAACTACTGCAGGTGTTAATGGTGCATCTTCTTCCGCTTTAGGTGTGACTACTATTGGAGGCGGCGCTGGTGGTACTGGCTCGGCTGGTAACAGTTTAGGTTGCGGCGGTGGCGGTGGTCAGAACGGCTCTGCGGCTAGCACAATGGCTGGGGGTACTGCAACAGGTTCTCACACGGGTAACGCAGGAGGTACAGCGACCAATTATACAACTAATGGCGGTTGGTATGAATCTGGTGGCGGTGGTGGTATCGGTGGTGTCGGAGAAGCCGCAGGAACAGACGGTTTAGCAAACGGTGGAGATGGTGGTGCTAGTGCAAACCATATAGGTATTAGCGCTACTGCACGTGCTTACGGTGAAGGTGGTGGAGGTTCAGGTCAAAGTCAGGGTGAGAGCGGCATTGGAGGAGATTCAGGTTATGGCACTTCGACTCCTGCTGGTTATCAAACCGCTTTTCCTAATACTGGTTCAGGTGGTGGTGGCAGTTTGAATAATACTGGTTCTTATGCGGGCGGTGCTGGTTCTGCTGGCATGGTTTTAATCAGATATGAGGTGGCGTGATGACAGTAAACACAGCGACACCTGATTACATAGTTGACGGCGTTCTCACTGATGGTGAAGCGTGGGTTGCTCTTGGTACAGCGACACCATCTTCTGCGAATGTGACTTTCACTTCTTCGACTGGTGCTAACGACTGGTCACAGTACATGGATCTTAAGATTATTGGCTATGTGCGAAGCACACATAGCAACATATCAACTTCTCTTTTAATGAATTTCAATAACGATGGGGGTAGCAACTACTCCATGCAATATTTATACAATTCTGGTACCAGTACTGCTTCTGCTACAGCCACTACCACTTATGCTTATGGAGGGTGGATTGTAGGAGCGGGCGCTGGTGCCAACGAATTTTCGACTGTGGTTATAGATATATTTGATATTAACAGCGGTAAATTCAAGTCCTCAACAGCATTATCTGCTGATGGTAGAGACACCGCTAATTACACCCTACTATGTTCACAAACTTGGAAATCTCAAGCGGCGATTACGGAAATTGACTTGACAGGTGTTGGTGTCACATTAGCGGCAGGTACACGTTTGGATTTGTTTGGTATTCTCCCAAGGATGGTGACAGCATAATGGCTATTATGGAAGCGATAGCAACACAGTATTTAGAAGCCGACGTTTCGTCAGTAACGTTTTCGGGTATTCCTGCGACGTATGAGCATTTGCAAGTACGTGGATCGGATGCGGCGGCAGGATATTCTACTGGTCAGGCTTATTACATTGAACTTAATGGAGACGGTTCATCAGTTTACGCATCTCAGGTCATAAGATCACACACAACTACTACTGGGGCGAATGCTTTGAATAGTACAGCGTACGTTCAAATTTATGACGGTCTTCACGGTGTCAATACTGATGTTAGTGAATACGCAACAATAATGGTAAATATTTTGGATTATGCTAACGCAAATAAAAATACAAGTATCGAATTTATTGGCGGTCAGTCACTATCTAACACTAACAGAAGGCTTTTTTTTGGTGGCGGTGTGTGGGATGACACGGCGGCTCTTACATCAATAGAATTCACGCCTTCTAGCGGAAACATGAGGCGTGGTTCCTCGTTCACACTATATGGGATAAAGAGTTCATAATGGCTGTTTGGAATGTTATAGATCACACAGAGTTAAGCGGCGGTGCGGCTGCTTATGAGAAAACTTCTATTACTTCAGGATACGATCATTTGTATTTTGTAGCCTCAGCCAGAACAGATGCCAGTGTATATTATGATTTTTGTCATTTTTACTTTAATGGCGACAACACAGATAGCAATTATTTTTCTCAATTCACGAACGCTTTTACTGCCACTCCAGCATCAAATAGTGGGGATTACAGTTGGGGCGCACAAGTTCCTGGGGCATCTGGTTATGGGGAAATGTTCGGTATTTGTGAAATGTGGATACCCAATTACGCAAACTCATCTAATGAAAAATCTGTGTTCACAAGATGTGTTGCACCTAATCGTTCGACTACTGATTATCAATACAACGTTGGATTCGCTGGAAACGTTTGGGAAAATACTGCCGCTATTAACGCAATCAAATTTTTGCCTTATGGCGGTACAGACGATTTTGTGCAATACAGCAGTTTTACACTATATGGAATAAACGGAGCAGGATAATGGCAGAGCCAAGATATAAGGTCGTGAACGGTGAGTACATCGAACTCACGGCAGAAGAAATACAAGAACTGGAAGACAGAGCCGCAGCAGTGGATTTGGATTTCACTTTCACTAGAGCGCATCGTGACGCATTGTTGCGTGAAAGTGACTGGACTCAAATAGCAGACGCAGCATTAGGCGATCATACCGCTGAGGAATGGGCGACATACAGGCAAGAACTACGTGACCTACCTAGCAAACACAGCAAGGTATCCGAAGTTGTTTGGCCTGATGATCCTCCTACAGCGGCAGCAAAAGCAGCCGAGTAATGACTGTCGTATACCAGCCCACACAAAAAATGGTAGGCGAAAACGCTCGCTCAATCGAATACGAATTGTTAAAAATCCAGGAGAAGCTGGATGATTTAGAAATCCGCGTAACGGCGTTAGGCGGTTAGGAGAAACATGTCAGGAATAAGATATAACGCCTCACAGTACGGGTCGTCTATCGGTGACCAAGCATTAACAGTGTCTAACACTGCTGTTGCTTGCACTGTGCCGACTGGTGCTATTGCGGCGATGATAACAAACGGTGCTGAACCTATAAGAGTGCGTTGGGGTACACCGACAGCTTCTGTAGGCCACTATTTGAACCCATACAGCGTCATGGATTTGTACCAGGACGACTTAACGGATGTGAAATTTATTAGAGCTGGATCGTCAGATTCTGACATTCAGATTACGTACTTTGGATAGGGGTTGCTGTGAGCGTACAGAGAATAAATCAACGTATTACTCAGACATCTACGGGGGACATTTCGGATGTTTCTGCTGGTACTGCTCTGAGCGGAGGTGGATCAAGCGGGGCTGTCACGCTAAATGTTGTTGTAGAGACTGCCACTCTTGTCATTGCGGGTCAGGTTTTTAACTAATGGCTTTCGGTTCTGCTCCGTCTTTCGGGACTAATCCTCTCAGTAAAATAAATGTTGGTGACCCTTATGGGACTACACCTGCTGCGCGTCTGCAAAGAGCGTTGGCTGGTACGACGTTTTCTAAGAAGGGTTTGTTGACTGATTACGGGCAGGGCAAGTTTGATTTAACTAAGGGTTATAAGAAGCAGGTTCCTCGTACTTCAGCCCAGTTTGCTAGTCGTGGTTTGGAGACTTCTGGTTTGAAGAACATGGCGTTAGCGGAGCAGGCTGCTGCGTTTGATCGTCAGCGTGCTGAGTCTAGGGGTGCTTTGGATAGGGCTTTGTTTAATTTAGCGGTTGAGAATTTGGGTAGTTATGGCGGTTATTCGGGTTCTAGGTTTGAGGATGTTATGGGTACTGCTGCGGGGCGTGCGGAGCGTGCGGCGCAGATTAGGGAGGCTTTAGCATAATGGCTACAGGAGATCCTGGTCAAAGACGTTCAATGAGGATAAACAAAAAGTTTCAACCTTTTAATCCTCGTGTCAATCAAAAAGGTGGTTTTAGTGGCGGTCCCGCAGATCAACGGCGACCTGATTTCACTACTGTGGCTACTAATCCTGCGGGGCGGGGTGGCCCCTCGCCTGTAGTCGCATCTGCTTTGCAATCTATAGCGGATCAGGCGTTGTTAGGGCAGGCTGCTCGACCTGTTACTACTGATAGGGTTGCTAGGGGTATAGCTTCTGCTGGTGACGCTGGCATGTTAGCTAGTGCGCGTCGTGAACCTGCTGTTGGTCCTAATCTTGTTGATCGTGTTTTGTTACAGCAAGCTCAACGACCTGTTACAACGGGTTTCGCTGATGCTGCTGACAGAGCGATGAGAGCTAGTGCTACGCGTAGTCCTTCTACTACTGGTGCGTCTGCTGCTGCTGATAAGGCTATGAGGGGTAGTGCCGCTAGGGGTGCTGCTGATGCTCAAAGAGCTAGAGCTGCGGCTCAGGCTACTGGGAGGGCTGTATCTGCTGGCGCTGATAAGGCTTTGGGTGTAAGTCCTGTTTCGAGAGCTGTGAATGATGTTGCTGCGAAGTTTGCTACTTCTGGTTACAGTCCTGCTGATGCTGCTGATCGGATTATTAGACAGCAAATTCCGCAACGTTCGGCTGGTGTGTCGCCTGCTGATAGAATGATGTTGCAACAGGCACAACGACCTGTTACGACTGGTGCTGGCGCTTCGACAAGCGCTGATAAGATGATGTTACAGCAAGCTCAACAACCCGTTACGACTGGTCCTGGGGCTTCTGCGAGTGCTGACAAAATGATGTTGCAGCAAGCTACGCGACCTGTCACGTTTCAGGATTATGTTGACCCTGCTGATGTAAAGTTTTTACCAGGTGTTGATGGTGCGCCTTCTACTTACGATATGGGTGCTGGCGCTCCTCCAGCTTTAGGGTACGATCCGACTCCTGAAGATCCTGTTGATGCGTATTTGCGTGATTTGGCTGCGATGACTGAAAAGGAAAGAATTGATTTAGCTGAGACTTTAGGTGCTTTTGACAGTGAGCAGGATTATTTAGATGCTTTAGCTGGTAAAGGCAGTTGGGTTGAAGGTAACTACATTCCCGCAGGCGCTGGAGCAGGCGCTGGTGCTGGTGCTGGTGCTGGTGCAGGCGCTGGTGCAGGCGCTGGAGCGGGCGCTGGAGCGGGCGCTGGAGCTGGAGCAGGTGCGGGCGCTGGGGCTGGTATGGGTGTAGGCAGTCCTTTAGATAGGCAAATAAACATTGTTGAAACAGCGTTATCTGAACGAGAAGCCGCTATACAAGACATGTTAGACGAAGGTTTAATAGACATTGAAGCAGCGCAATCTTTGTATGACACGGAACGTGAAAGAGTCTACAACGACTTTCTTACTGAACAAGCAGGTGTCATGGCAGGATTTGAAAGCGACATGGCTGCCGCTCAAGCTGAACGTACTGCTGACAGGGATGCTTTAACAGCAGAGTTGATCGCAGCGGGGATAGATCCCGCTCTGGTCGCTGACGAGTTAGCTATGATTGATGCCACCTATCAGGGTGGTCGTGACGCTGAACGAGACTATTTGGATGCTTTGGGTCGCATAGGTACTTCGGCTGATGCTGATAGGGCTTTGTTAGGTGAAGCTGTGTTTGGTGGTTTCGGTCAGGACTTGCGGTCTACAGCAAGGGAGATGGATTTGAACGCTGCTATGTTGGCTGCTGAGGATCGTCAGACGGCTCGTGAGCGTGGTTTGTCGTCTGAGTTGTTGTCTCCGTTTACTGGTGTCCCTGAGGGCGCTATGTTTGCAGGTCAGTACGCTGGTGTGGACACTCCTGGTATTCAATCAGGTCGTGAGCAGAGAGCTTCTCAAGAGCGTATAGCGTTAGCTGAGAGTGCTGACGAGTTGCAGGCTGCTATTGCTAAAGCTGATGCTGATAGTTATGAAACGATGATGGATCTCATGTCTCAAGGTATTGATCCTTTCACGGGTCAGTTGATGCCGTTTGATCCTGATAATCCTTATATGGGGTTGGATGCTAACCAGAGGCTAAATCAGATTTTGAAGAACAAGTATCCTTATCGTGATTTGTTACCTACTGTGTTGAATGACATGTTAACGAATTTAGACATAGATCAAGATACTTTCGACACGTTACAAGAAAGTTTGTTTGACCAGTATGAAGGATTTGCAATAGGTTCTGATGGTGATATTTCTAGTTGGTTGCTTGCTAATCTTGAACCTCAACTCGCTGCTGACATCATGCAAAGACTCCAAGTAGTGCAACAATCTTTCGCTCCTACCGTGTTGCAACCTGGTATGGACATGGCTGCTACGGCTGCTAGTGGGGGCGGGCAGGTGGGTTACTCCCCTGAACAGATTGAAGCTGCTAAAAATCAGGTTTTAACTGATGCTGAAATAGAAATGGAGGCGTTGGAGGAATGGGAACCTGAAAGATCTGTAGTGGACAAACTCTTAGACAATTTCACTATTAGTATCTAATCATGGCTTATTCCCCGATTGAGGAAGCGTTAAAAAGAGCCAGAGTAGTTCAACAGTCTGGTGCTGCTGGGGGGACAGGTCCTGATGGGCGTATCCAAGCGGCTTTAGAACGTGCTAGAAGTATTGCGCCTGTAACAAAACGTCCGACTATTAAAGAAGCTACTCAACCTGAAAAATCTGGTGACATAGAATTTTGGGGCAAAGTAGGAGATTTTGTAGATTTCTTAGACACTCCACGCGCTGCAATAGCTTCAACTGCTCAAGAACTTGTAGACGTTTTCCAAGGTGAAGGCTTTTCTCCTAAAGATTGGTTACAGCAAACTAAAGACAACCATTTGTTCGGAGAGGTTTTACGAGACACAGGAGTAACAGGATGGTTAGAAGATAAAGGTTACAAACACTCATGGCTACCTGGTCTTGCTTTGGATGTTGCTTTTGATCCTTGGACTTATGCGTTTGGTATAGGGTTAGCGGGTCGTACTTTGACTACAGCCCCGAAAGTATCTCAAGCTTTGAAAGCAGCGGCTAACACTGCTAAAACTGCGGGCAGGATGGATGACCACGCACGTTTGCTTGCTGCTGCTGAGAGAGTAAGAAAAACTAAAAGCATATCTTCGGCTGGTAAATCTTTAGATGATATAGGTATTAAACCAAATATGGGTTTCACTGTTCCTGGCACTGGCAGGTTCAGTCGTCAACTTATAGAGAATCCTTTGAATTATGCCACACGGGGAAAGTGGGGCGCTAAGTGGGATCAACGTCGAATTAAACAGTTGCCTGATTTTGTTGTTGGTGAAGGTCAAGGTTGGGTGGCTAAAAATAATGACAAAATTTTAGAAGCTATGCGTTTGATGCGCCGCAGTGACGACGCGAGTGTAGCTGCTTTACGTCAATTAGATGATCCTATTAAACGTGCTGCGGGTATGGCTTCCAAGATGGCTGTGGAAGGTTTGCGTATACCTGGGACTGCTGGTCTTGTCGGCATGTTAGCTTCTATGCCTGGTAGGGCTTGGAACGCTGCCGCCCAGTTGAAACTTTTTAATGCTGCTGACAATTTAATCAACACTAAAGCACCTATACGCCAGTTGGAGATGACGGCTAAAAACCCTGATGATGCTTTGGTTGGTTCTTTTCTTTCTTCTGTGCGTAATGAGGGCAAGGTTGCTCAAAGCACGATAGAAACTGCGCTTGTTTCTGATGTTAACAGGATAGGCGCTCAAGCTGATGCTCTGGGTGTAGACCGATCTGTTATCCAGTTGGCTTCTACTCAACCTTACTATTTGGAAGTTGCTGGTCGTCAAGTGGTTAACCCTGCGTTGCCAGAATCTATAACCCGTTTAGGTGCAGCGGGGGAGGAATTTCATAAAAGTCTCGTAGATTTTTGGGACAACGCTAAAGTTTTATTTGACGACGTTGCAGGTGACGCAAGGTTCGAGCCTTTAATCAACGACATGTACGCTGCTAGAACTTTAAAAGAAGGCAACGTAATAAACAAAGATTCTATTTTCAGACCTGCTTCTCCTAGTAGAAAGTTCAGTTTACGTTCTTATGTGACTCCCTCCCAGTACGACGAGTATGTCAGACAGTTAGGACAGAAAGAAGCTGACAGGCTTTACAGTAAAACTTTTTATGGTGAAGAAATTTTTGATGTGACTGGTCCTAATGGTGTGGGTAAAGGCGTTCAACAGCAAATGGAGGAAATAGGTCAAAGGTTATTTGGGGCTGAGTGGGTTCAGTTGTTTGAAGATGATTTTTTCAAAGTAGCGGAAGAATACATAGGTCGTTTAGGAAGGTTAGCGTCTGACACTAGAGTGGCTACATCGTTGGAGAACGCAGGGCAACTTATCCCTGTTGAAGTTTTAAACAAAAATTTTCAAGGAAAGCTGACAAGCCGTTTAGATAAGGCTTTAAATAAGGTTGATGCTAAAAAAGTTGAGTTGGGTGAAACTCGTAGGATAGCTGTTGAGGCTCAAAACAAAATAGATGATTTGAAACAGGGCGCTTCTGTGGATCAGGCTTCAGCGCGTAGGATACGTGACGAGCTTCAATCACAGTTGGATGAGTTGATGGAAGATGTGACACAGTTGCCTGATGTTATGTTGCCTAACACTAAACGTGTTGTTGGTGAGATTCAAAAAAATTTGGGGGAGCGGAGTAAAACTTATGCGGCGAGGGCGTTAATAATTGATGAAGAATTGACGCTGATTAACAGGATTCTTACTGCTGTAGCGAGAGGTCAAGATCCTGCTTTGTTTTCTGAACTTAGACGTAATGTTAAAACTATCAGTGATGCTTTGAGGGCTTACAATGTGGGGCAGTCGGCGGCTTTGTTGTCTGATGAGACTGTTGCGGGTATGCGAAGGTTGGAGCGTTTGCTTCGAGGCGAATTGGATTTAGGTCCTATGCCCGCAAGTGGGTTTGATCCTAAAGATCCTGCTGTTCAGCGTTTTGAAACGTGGGAAGAAATAGCTTCGGAAGCAATGCGGTTAGATCAACAGTTAGAAGGTACTCTATTTAAACTTCAAGATGATTATGGTCGAATAAATAGTGCTAAAGCTCTTGTTGATGAGGAGATACAAGCTATAGAAGATGCGTTTAACACAGGCTTGTATGTGGATCAGCCTGTAGACGTTCAACGTTACATACGGTTACAGCAAGACGCTATACAGTATCAACAATCTTTAGCAGATCGTGAACTTGCTGGTTTACGGCAGGCTTTGGCTGCTCAGACACGCATTTTCGGTGAGGCTTCTCAAGATGTTAAAAATCTTAACAACATGATTAACACGATAGAAGCTAATGAGATTCGTAGTTTGCGTTTAGACATAGCGGATGCTAAAGCAAGTCCCGATTTGAAAGTCCAGTTGACAGCCGCTGAGAGTCAAGCTGAGGCTGTTGCTGCTATTAACAACAAAAGAAGTATTCTTGGTTTTCAAGAAAATTACAATCAAGCCTTATCTAACCGTATCCGTCAAACAGGTTTCGACGATTATGTTGCTGTTAACACTGACGAATTTAAAGAAATGTTTGATGATGCTTTTTTAGCGTCAGCTCGCATTAACGATCCTAGAGCTGTCAGCGAGTTTCTGACAGGGTACCCGAAGTTTTTGAACTGGTGGAAAGCTCAAGCTATAGCGTCACCTGGTTTTATTTTAAGGAACGGTCAGGGTGGCGTGTGGGTTAACACTCAGATAGCTCGTATTGAGATGGGGCTACATTCAAAGGTTGAGGCGATGAGAAGGGAAGCTGTTAAGAGAGGTACAGGCCCTACGAGTTACGACAGGTTGTTGACGGGTGCAAGAATTTTGCGTGATGAAGGTAAGACCATCCCGTTGAAAAGAGTGTTTGGTAATAAATCTAATCGCACAGCGTCAGGTTACGATCTGAAAGTTTTTGCGGACATGGTGGAATCAGGTATTGTTGGTCGTGGTCAAGCCGTGTCGGAGGTAGCGCGAGATGTTTTAGGGACTCGTGCTGGTACGTGGAATCCTTTTTCGGCAGATTTCAAACTGTTTCAAGGGATGAGGCGTGCTAATGAACGGATGGAGTTTATTTTACGTGGTGCTGTAGCTTTTGACGCTATGGCTTACAAGGGTAAAAGTTTGGATGATGCTTATGAGCTGGTCGCTAAATACCATTTCGATTACTCGGATTTAACTGATTTTGAACGTAAAATCAAATTGGTTTACCCGTTCTGGAAATGGCAGAAATCCATTATTCCCGTGTTGATAGAATCAATGGGGAAGAACCCTACGGCGTGGTCACGTTTAGGTCAACTTAAAGGCGAACTCGAATTAGATATAGGTGAAGAAAATTTGTGGCCTAGTTACGTTTTGAAACGTTACGGCATCGAGTTGCCGTTCATGTTTCAGGGTGGGCGTGCTATGACGATGCCTGATTTGCCTTTCCAAGATTTCGCCATAATGGTGAACGACCCGTCAGAAGCTCCACGCAAATTCGCTGAGGGTGTAGCCCCCTTTATTAAACTTCCTGTTGAACGACATTTCGGGGAGCAAGTTTTCGGAGGGTTACCTTTAGAGGGAAGATTCCAGCAGGTTCCTAATTTGTTAACAACCATTCCTGGTGTTATGGATGCGTTGGATTTTTTAGGGATGGCGAAACGCAACTCTAAAGGCGAGTGGCGTATGAGAGATAAAGATATTTATACTTTGGAGGCTTTAAGTCCTATTTTGGGTAGATCCCGCAGGTTGTGGCCTAATGAGAAATCTAAACAACGACGTTGGATCACAAGTATGGTAAGTTTCTTTTTTGGTGGGAGTTTACGTTTCCATAACGACGCGGATGATCGTTTCGTGTGGTATGAGGAGCAGAAGAAACTTGAAAAAGACATACGGGATCAGCAAGATCTTGAAAACCGACGAAAATAGCGGGACAAAACGGAGTATAAATAGATGAAACACATCTCAAGAAAAGAATGGGGCGCTCAACCGCCACCAAAAGGAAAATTCGACAAACTTAACCGTGCCAAAGTTCAAGGCGTAGTCATCCACCACTCTGGTGTGGAGAACGGACCTAAGAACTCTGATGCTGTTAAAGCATTTGAACGACACCACATGGGTAAAGGTTGGGATGGTATTGGCTACAACTGGCTTGTAGACGAATCGGGAACCATTTTTGAAGGCAGAGGATGGGATAACCGTGGAGCTGGAACTAAAGGCTGGAACAGTCGTTCAATCAGCGTGTGCTTTACTGGCTGGGGTTTTAATAAGCCTGGCGACAATGCTTTACGTGCTTTACAAACAGTTGTTGATGCCGCTGAGTACCATTTCGGCAAAGGGCTTTGGGTTTCAACGCATCGCAAGAAAAGCCGTGAAGGGTATACGACGTGTCCTGGTGACTGGTTAGGTAACTGGGTTGAGGGAGGCATGGGTGTCGTGGAACCTCCTGAAGCTGTTGACTGGGCGGCTATCATCCAGTTCTTTAAGGATTTACATGAGAAGGTTAAGGCAACTCCTTTGTCTCGGCCTTCTCGTAGCAGAGGTTTGCCTGTGCGTTTAGTGCAGGGAAAATTAGTGGAACGTGGTTTCAACCCTGGTCCTGTTGATGGGATTTTCGGTAAGAAAACTGTGTCCGCTGTCAGAGAGTTTCAAAAGACACAAGGTTTTTTGAAGGTTACAGGCGTGGTGAATGGTGACACGTTCAGCGCTTTGTTCATACAGTAAGGAAAAATTATGCCAAAAGGTAAAGGGTACGGTCCTTCGTTTCAGGAAACGTTCGGGTCGCAGGATGAGCAGCCTTACAACTCGACTTCTTCATTTAACATGTGGGATATGAGTCAGAAGGCTAAGAAAGCCGCAGCGTATTTGCGGGGAACTAATTTGGGCAACGCCAATCAAGGTGGCCGCCCTTTCGGAAAGTAGGTTAAGATGCCTCACAATTTAGATGGTACTACTCCTAGCACTAACGCTGAGAGTGTGGTCGTGTCGAGTGTGACACGCCCTACAGCTAATCTGGGTACGTTAACTGGTGACGCTATGTTGCGTATGAGTAACGGTATGCGCGCCAAGTTCGACGAGAACGACTAATGGCTCGTAAGCCTAGAAAACCTAGGTACTGAAGATGCCTCTTAAACGAGGATCGGATCAGAAAACTATTTCTCAAAACATAGGCACTCTAATCTCGGAGGGTTATAAACGGGATCAGGCTGCCGCTATAGCGTATGATAAAGCTAACAGGAGTAAAAAAAGAAAATGAAAAACTTTGGTGATTTATTAGAAAGAGCGGCTTGGACTTTCGCCCAGTCGTTTCTTGGTGTGTTTGTTGTTGCTGACTTGTCGTCAGCTAAAGGTGCGGGTATCGCAGGTTTAGCTGCCGCTGTGTCTGTTGCTAAAACGTTCGTTAAGGATCGTGTAGCTAAGTAACAATGGAAGAAAATGTTGATGTTGAGGAAAAATGGCAGGAGTTTCTGAACGCTGAAGGCTGGCAGATTTCCAAAGAGATTTATGACAATCTCCAAGCAACATCAAGAGTGTTAGACACTGATGATGGAACCCACGCAAAATGGTCCTCTAATGGAAAACTTGGGTTACTGTTGGTGTTTGATGGTGATGAAGCTGATGCCCTTGTCGCTACCTACTTCGCTGGAATGGATGGTAGTGACGAGGCTCAGTCTTGTTTCGGGATATGGGTAGCTTCGTTGATGAACATGTTAGACGCTTGCCTCGGAGACATGCCCACTGACGGGCAGATCGAAAGTCCTTAAGTCTAACATTATCCCTATGATCGCATAGCCGATCAGATCTTTGAAAGTGTCAGCTAAAGGTTCCCAACCTGGGTCTGCGTGCATAGCGACCAGATTTTCCATGCGTGCCACTTTGTCGTGTGAACGCACCCATAAACCTGTCTGACCGAAACGGCGTATGTTCTCATACCCGTACGCTTTCTGTTTCTCCGTGAGGAAACCTATGAGCTGTTTAGCGCGTGGTCTGCCTTTGCCTGTAGTCCACGAGGTTACACCGTGATCTATCGCAGCGTGCAGGTTGCGTTCAGCTAGACAAGCCCACGCCAACCAGCTTCCGTCACGTCTGTCAACCATGTGATCTAAATATTTTCTCAAGTCCACGAGCGCAGTGTTGTTTGACGGTTCGCGTGGCGTGTAGTAGTCGTCGATTATCACAGCGGCTCTGAGAGCGGCGCTTTGCCATGTGTGAGGTCCGTCTGTTGTTACTCGTTCGATGAGGGTTTGACGTTTTTTTTGTGCAACCATTCCTTTACCTCTGGGTGTTCTGTTAAATCTTCTAAAAGTTTCAGTCGTATAGCGTCGCGTCGTCTAGCTAACGTCGTTTTGGGTATGCCCAGCACTCTGCCTGCGAGCCGTAACGATAAGCCTGCTATGAACAGGATGTTGAATATCCATTCTTCTTCGGGTGACAGTTTGTCTACAGCGTCGGCTAATGCTTCTCTTAGCAGGTGCGTGTTTTGCATCGGGAGGATGTCAACGGTTTGTCCTGGTGCTAGGGAGATTAGAGCTTCAAGGTCGTTTATTGCTCTGTTGTTTGTGAAAGCTGCTTTTGTTCTTGTGTTAGCCCATAGTGAAGATGTTGGATCTTCAGGCCATTCCCGCTTCTTCGCCATCGTGTGTCCATTCAAACATGTTTGTTTTCAACTGCCAGTAAGGTTTCTCTATTCCTGGATCTTTGAAAGTTCCTAGTGTTGTTTGGTCACTTTTGATTAGTTTGTTAAGATCTTGTAACGGTACTGTTACGAACATGTTACGAGATGAGTCCCAAAAGAAGTATAGCACAGGCATCACGGTGTGCCATGCTGTTTCTATTGCAACATATTTTTCTATTTTAAGTTTGATACCTGCACGTGGGGAGCATCCTTGCACTTCCACAAAGTATCTCCCTTCGAGAATGTAGTCTGGCGTGTAACGTGTCGCTAATGGGAGTCTAGCTACTGGGAAATCTGGTCTGTTCAAACCGTACCGCGCCCATTTTTCGTAGTTGCGTTCAAAAGCCGCTTCGCTTATGTCTCCCATGGTGTCGAAACGTGCGCCCCATGATTTGTCCGCAAAGTGTGTTGTGTGTTTAGTCGTCAAGTTTATCTACTTTCACCGCCGATACTCGAACCACTTGCCTGTCGTCATCCCAGGCAACACCGTTCAAGGCATCTAATGTGAGTTTCACATAGTTGTCTATGTCCCCTCTGAGGGTTTTAGCTCCATGAGGAGATTTTAGCACTGTGATGGAGGTTGCTGTGGGACTGTACATGAGTACCACTTCCACTGGTCCGTCTATTTTTTCGCCGATCTGGTTTTCCCATTCTTCAGCTATGACATCTTCTTCTTTGAGGGTGCTTTGTGGTGTGAATACGTGACCGCTGCGTGTGTGCCGTGGTCGTGCTTTGACTTTCGGTCTGCGGTCCACGATGAGGGTGAATGTTTCCATCAGATCGTCAACGTGAATATCAGTAAAGCTGTGGCGATAATAACGATTATTATTTCACATGCGGTTCTTAGTTTAACGGATTGGTCTGTCATGTTCTTACTGTTCTTTCTGCGTCTGCGACCATGTTGGATATGCGTTGCCTACCGTCGCTGCGGTTGTTGAATTTGGAACCCCACGCTATGTCAGCGTCTATGAGTTCTTCTTCGATGTCGCCACTGGGGTAGCCTTGTTCAACCATCGCGCAAGCCAACGAGAACAAGGTCGCGGATCTGTCTCCGTTGGGTTTGTTAGGCTCTGGTCGAGGTCCGTTGCGTCTGATAGCTTCAGCTAACCCTGTCAGCTTCCCGCTGTTTCTAGTCGCATACGTTTTTCTAGGAGGTGGGGGTGGCGGGGGTTTGTACAGGGCGTGTACTGGCTCCCATTCCTCTGGCAGTACCCTTGACATCAGAGCTGTTGTAGCGAACTGTGATGCGGTCATTTCCTCTCCGTGTCTGATAACAACGTTACGACCTGGATCTGCACAAGCGGGGTATGGGAGCCTGACACCGTTTCCCCATCCTTTTCCTGTTAGTTCTATTTGTTTCGGGTTGACTTCTGTTATCGGTGCGTCAACTATGTTACACGCTGCGATCAGTCCTTCTCTGCAATGGCGTGCGAGTATCGGTTCCGAGAAGAAAACCCACAGGTGGTAGCCTTTGGAACGTGAAATTTCCACCCAAGATGCCACGTTCAGTTGCTTCAATAATTCTTGTACGTTTAATGCGTGTATTAATGATTCTTCTTCTCCTACATCCCAGTCTACGCAACCCCAATAAACCATGTATTTAGACGCTCCCGTTTCCTGCCCTTCTGAGGCTTCTGTCACCTCTAATAGTGGGTACACCCCGATGGGTAGCTCAGAGTCGCTCAGATGGTCCTCTATGGCGGTCTGAAAGGCAATCCCGTAAGCTGTGCAAAACCCTCCAGACCAGTTTTGCATGGGTCTGAAATCTGAGCCTGCTTTAGCTATCTTCCCGCCTCTGAAAAGCTCACTGAAAGCGACACTCGTTTCACTCATATTCAGACATGCAACCGCACCCTCCCCAGTCAAACAAATCTAATTGTTTAACATCTTCAGACGCTACACGCAAACGGAAATCTTTTAACGTCATAGGTTTACTGGAACCGCCACGCCTGTCTCTCAAGATGGCTACATCTTTGTCTAAGAAATCACGCATCTCTTGTTCTTTAGTTTCCCAATCAGCGTAAACTTCAGGGATCGCTTCTAAAGCCCATTTGAAATGAGCTTGACCTGCGCGAATACACAACCCTCCGCAGTTGTTGTGAGGCGCACCTAGTTTATACAAGCGGGGTTCTTCCACACCGTATTGTTTCAACAGTGTGTCAGCTTCTTCCTTGTCGCTAACAGGTTCCCACAATAAAGGGAAATCCACTTTGTATGGTTCCCAATGTTTAGGTATCCGTTCCGCTCTGTGTGCTTCTGTCCAGTCGATACCGAAATGAATGGTGGTTGTTTCAGGATCACAGTTTTCTTTCACCCATCCTGCGGATGCTTCCTGTTTTAATATTCTGGAACACACTGGCACTCTGTTGTTTCCTAAAAACTTGTTGTCTTTGAACACTTCCCAAATGTTCCGACCATCCGACAGGTGAACAAGGGGAAGATCAAGAGCTTCAGCTCCTTCGTAAAGAAACCTGTACAAATCTTCATCTTCTGTTTTCGTGTCGGTGAATAAAAGTTTCACATCCGACTGGGGGTATTTGTTGGCTACAAGATGAGCGGCAAGCCATGATGCTTTACCTCCACTGTACATTACAACGTGAGCGTCACTCATCTTCTGGCACCAGCTCATCCGTGTAAGGTTGAATGTGACCAGCAGTCGAATCCAAATAATAAGTGTGATCCAACAAACGTGCCGTTCTCTTATTCTTACACAAATTAACGTTAATACTGTGTTCGTGGTATTTCGTTTCCCAATTAGATAAACCGTACTT